CCTGTGGGCTGTGGGACACGCTCCATCGCATCCTCTTCCGCAGCACGTTGTGCTGCCTCTTCTTGTACCTTCACGTAGTCAGGTAGAATCAATCCACTACTCATCATCGTCCTTTTCATACTTGTTTAGCAGAGCCTTGATCTCTTCGACGGCAAACGATAGGCCCTGAATTTCGCCCACCATCGATCGGTACTGCTCTATGTCAGCAATAGAGCCGCTAGTAATCGCTATCGAGAGATCCTCAATGCGATTTTCTAAACTGCGTTTATATTTTGAAAGAAATTCAATTTGTTCTCTTCTTCTCCAATCAACAATAGATTTTAGAGGATATTGCTCAACAAACTCTATTGGATTGACATAAAACTCATCATAATTAAAGGATGATGATTTCTTAATCTTATAAACACTACCATTATAATTAAGGATGTGCAAGTTATGCTTATCCTCAAAATAAACAATAGAAATATATCCATTGTTATTTTCAAATGTAGTATGTAATTTCATATCTTTTGCTCTCATTATCTAACAGGTTTAATTTCGTTAAGTGTCTCTTTTAACCTTTGTAAATAATGCTCAGTTTGAAGAATTTCCTGTTGTCTATGTACAATAAGATGGTCTCTCATATTGTTTAAGATTTCAGTTTGTTCTTCTAAAGAATACATACCTGTTAAATATGATGTCAAATCATGTGCTTCTTTATAAACCATATCTTGTTGATTAGTTGGTTTAAAGAACTTCATGATGTGTTTCCAAAATTCTTTCATCTTTCTCTTATTTAATTAAACAAAATAAAATACTCATCACTACTTTTCTTTCATGATGAGTATTTTTAACTATTATTACATTATATATCATATATTAATAGTCAGCTTACCTGTGTAGTGTCGGAATACTTTCCTTTATTCGGTACACTATCAGAATAAGAGAGTGCTATCATGTCATTGATTAATAATGCTGTAACCAATAACAGAACAATGAAGGACAACAAAATATATGCTGTCCTTCTGTTCTGCTGGGGTAATTTCTTCATCACATAAGAGATGAAGACAAAAATCAGCACTATTAGTAATAACACTACTAATGTCATTGTTATTTCCATAACTTAGAATTTATATCCAATACCAATTAAACCTGAGTTTACGGTATGGTAAGAATCATCACCCCATATTTTACTGTCAGTCTTCATATCTCTTGCTCCTGATAGTCTAATATAAAATGATGGTCCATATCTTTTAAACTTATAATCTATACCAATTTCACCACCTAATAAGGCATGACCAGAACCATCTCTAAAGATAGCACCAGCTCTTCCACCAATATAAGTTCTAAAATTATCAAATCTAAATACATTAACTCCAGCTCTAGCAATAGTATGAATATAAGTCATATTATTTAAATCTGGAAAAACATATAATTCTGGTCCTACATAAACAGTTTTATTTATGTATTCATATTGAATACCAAAACTAAAACCATCATCATAAGAACCAGGTGATTGTAGTATTGTAACATTGTTGCTCTCTTGTGCTATTGATATACTACTAATCAATAACATGAGCATTAAAAACTTCTTCATAATATTATGTATTTATTGTTTTATAATACGCAACCATTTAAAAAATCTGATTAACATATTATCTTTCTTAGCAAGTTTTCTTGCCATCTCTTTAGCATGAGCAGCATCTTCCTGCATCTCATACCATTTAGTAACTGAATCACTCATACTATTTAAACTTTTTTAATAGTTCTTCTATACCTTCAGGACTCAATACCAATAACTTATCAACATTGTCTTTAATGAAAGATAAGAATTTCTCATGGTCATAATGTACAGAATTGTACCAATTGTAAAATGCAATGGTAAACCTGTTCAATGTCATCGAATTACTTCTACCAATGATTAAAACAATATCTTGAATGATTTTAGTTACCTCATCGCCTTTAGCTTCATCAACAAACTTAAATTTACCACGCTTCAACATATTTGAAGCAGCACTATTTGAAGTTCCACCATAAATCATAGCCAATAAAGTATAAGATAAATTATATCTTATTCTTTTCTGGATAAGTTTATTGTAATCTAAATGAAGATTAGTTGAAGCATAAGCATCAATATAATTCGTCAATTTCCAAGGTGTCTGTGTAGTATTTAATGTTGAGACAAAATCTACTATTTCTGAAATGCTTTTAAATTTCTTTTTACAGACTTTAAATTCTAAATCATCTAAAAAACCTAATGCAGAACAAGCCATGTATAAATGTTGTCCATCAACAATATAATATCTCTTTGTTTTACCACCAAATACATCGGTGTTAATAACTATCACGTCACGTAGTATGCCATATTCATTAATTGAATGTTTTAATTTTTCAATTCGACTACTACTTAAATCTCTGTTGCCTTGCGGCATAAAATGTACTTCCAAAACTCTTTAATTTAAAAATTAGCTATTTATAAGAAAAAGAGAGAATGATTGAAAATATCTCACATTCTCTCTCAAGGTTAACCTATTTACATATATCAAAGTCTTCAAACTCTGAGTGATTGTAACCTGGTTAATTACATATAATTAATAAAATATGTAATGACAAGAATTGTACAGCCTGTTATAGCTGCAAATCTGTGTTGAGGTCTATCATCTTTTGGTCCAATAAAATAATTGAACACTCCTAGAACTGTTAGTAATATACCAGCAGTTCCAAAGAATATAACTCCAGCAGTCATGATTACAAATATTGATTTGTTTCCATAGCTGCTACTTCTTCATCACGTATTTCTTCAACAAATAATTCTGTTTCAGCCTGACCTAATGATTGAGTTTCACCAGCTATTTTACCAACAAATACTGCTACTTTACTTAGTAGTTCTGTTGGTATTCTTGTAGTTCTACCAATACCTGTTGAACCTTGTTCAGGCAATTCTTTAAATAGTTTATCTCTAAGATTAGCAAGAACTATTAATTCTTGAGTTGATAATTCAACTGATAAACCTACTGTTGCTTGTGCTGTTTTTTCTACTACTTGCATAATGTTATCTGATTTTTGTGTTATTACTAAACATAAAGAGATAGTTAGAAATATATCTAACTATCTCTATTTCTTCATTAAATTAAACACAATATAGTTTGAAGAAATAACTAATATTGTGGATTTGCTTTCTGTTCTCTTGGTATTATTCTCGAAGCATAAAGAATAACCTCACCAGCTCAAGATTTTTTTATGAGGTCTTGCTGTGTGACTCTATAAAATAAACTCTCACAAGGATTGCTACTCCTTGAAATATATCCTTTAAATACATGATAAATAGCTCATACCACTATAAATTGTATTTAATTAATGACTTGTATATCCTACAAATCAATAGGGTAATAATCCAGCAATTGAATGAGAGTTTAATAAATAAAAAGTATTATCTTGTGAACTATCTGTGCCTACCCTTACCAATAGGTGTAGTTTTAAAATTATACTAAATGTATAATAATGCATTTTCAGTAACCTCTCAAGACCAGTCTTCAATCATCAATTAAGATGTTGGTGTTGTTTTAGCCCTACTATATATTATCTAGCTGGTTAACTAGACATTTTATAGTATGCCACACTGCCCTCTTTGGCTCTTTAGACTATGTAAACTTTTTATATTAAGTGAGAGTTTAACCATATTAACTCTCTGTGAAAAGCCAGGACATCCTTTCAAATCCTGGCTTTATAAAACTATCTTGCTTCCCACACCAAAACAGTTTTAGCTATTAATCAGGGCATATTTTAAAATGGTAAATCATCATCACCACTATTTTCAAAACTATTTGATAATTTATGAACTAATCTACTTTTATCACTAAATTTAAATTCAAGAAGTAAATTACTATCATGTGTCTTATCAGAACCTTCAGTTAATGGTATTTTACCATTTCTTTGAACAATATCTATTGAAATAGCATGTTCAGAACATAATTTTAATTGTTCATGTGTCAATTGAAGATTACCTCTAAAATGAGGACTACCTAAAATAATCTGTGCTTTATTAGCAGTTAGAGCAAATTCTTTCTCTATTAAATTGTGATTCATAATGTGCTGATTTTTAAGATTTAGGTTTGTAAAAGAATGTAATGAATGTATCAACAACATTAGCTGATTCATGATGAATAAAATATACTACATCATTTGGTAGATATTTAGCTATTCTTTTGATAGCTTCATCATCATTAACACTCATTGACATATCATGCATAATTGTATTCCAATCAGCATAATGTATAGGAATTAACTCTTTCATAATTTTAAGATTTGGCTATTAGAATAAATCTATGGTTTTTTTGTATTGGGTATTTAGGTTGAATTAGTGGGTGTGCTTTCTCAGACACACTTACCACAACTCTCTAAAACAACCTAAATAAACATAAGCTACAACTAAGCGAAGCTAAAAATTAGTGAGGGTTTTGAGTTGGGTTTTACTGTATGCCCTTGAAGAGCATATCCTACAGATTGTCAACTATTAAATCATAAGTGTGCTGAAACTTAATCATAATAAATAAATTAATTAGTGAGACTATGTTTTAAAACGCATAAATTAGTGAGGGTGTTGAGAAGGGTTAAACTGTGAAGAAAGAGTAGATGAACCAAATCACCTACTCTAACAGTATTAACCAAACCAATCACCAACACCTACAGAGTTTCCTCAGCAGGTGTATATTTAACTATTCTTTTAGCAATGTACTTGCCTTTACTACCTTCTCTCTCTTCTTCCTGAAGACCTAAAGTAGTGACATTACCAGACTTAATCTCTTTGACTAAATCTTTATGGATACTAACAGCAACTCTGTTGTCATTATCCCAATGTCTCATCCAATCAGTAGGTTTATCATCTTTATCCTTTGCAGTATTAAGATTTAATGTGCTGATACCTAACTGTTCTTTAAGTTCTGATATGTTCATAATCAAATGTTTTTAAAATAAATTAGTGAAATAAAATAAAGCTGAAATTAGTGAGGGTATTGAGAAGGGATTGAGGGAAAGGAAAAGGCAGGTACTATTGTTCCCTGCCTTAGATACCTACAGAGTTACCTCTGCTGGTGTGTACTGCACAATCCTGTGTGCTGTGTACTCACCCTTGCTACCAGTCCTGGTCTCAGTCTGGATACCCAAGGTTGTAGCTGAACCAGCCTTGATAGCTGATACAGTATCCTTGTGGATTGAGACTGCAACTCGCCTATCATTATCCCAATGACGCATCCAGGAAGTAGGCTTATCAGCCTTGTCCTTAGCTGTGTTGAGATTAAGAGTTGAGATTCCTAACTGGTCTTTGATTTGCGTAATGTCCATAATTATTGGATTTAAAGATTAATACTGGTAAATGGTGAGGGTTTTAAGATAGTTCCCACAACTAAGATGATAAGCCTAAAACATAGGCTCATCATCTAACTCAGCAAGTGATTGCTGATGTCTTTCCTCAATGAGGTCTTCAATGTACTGAAGTTGTTCTTCATTCATAATGAAAGGATTTAAGAGTTAATACTGATAATTGGTGAGGGTTTTGAGCCTATTTCTTGGCTTGTTGTACAATGTCCTTGATGTCCTGATAAGCAAACACTAGTCCAAGGAAGAGACCAACAAGTAGGTTGAACATGAAGATAGACTGCATGAACTCACTTGTGATGTCAAAGACTAGGATAGCTGTACAGAACATAAACCAAAGGATGTACAACCATAACAATTTATTCATGGCTGAGAATTTTGGTTATACATTCAGTTAACAGGGGGGGATACCCCTTGAGCAAAACTTGGTGGGGGTTTTGCTCAAGGTGATTAACATTCACATCAATTCTCAAAAAAACCTTACCTCAAAAAATTTTTTAAAAAAAAATCGTAGCTTTGTGGAAACTAATATATTAGATATGAAAAAAACTATTGCAGATTATATTGGTGGGGAATCATCAGGAACAATACCTAAATTGATAGGTATATTGTTTCAAGCTAGAAATGATGCTCATCTATCACATCTGAAACAAGAAGATAAAACTCTAGCTAGACATAATGCTTTTGCATATTTTTATGAAAACATAGGTGGGTTAATAGATGGATTAACTGAAACTTACATGGGTATCAAAGGAGATTTTGATATAACTGTAGGTTCTTCTCAAGTTATTAAAGACCCTATTAGTTATTATAATAAGTTGTATAAAGTAGTAGATTCATCTTATGGTACAGAACCAAATTTTATTAAAGCTCAGTTAGATGATATACAGACTGTAATTGCACAGACATTATATATGTTGAGGTATATAACTACTTAATTTAATAATTTATATTAAAAGAAGAACCAGGATGCTGTACACATAACATCCTGGTTTTTAGTTATTTAACTTTATTAAAAAACAAATCATCTTAAAGAAAAAAAGTACCCAAAAAAAGAAAACTTCAGACTTAGGGTGTTTTTCAGTTTTGTATCTTTTTGAGTGAATTTTCAAAGCATCTGCGAAGAAACTTCGTGAGCAAAGTTACAGGTTTTTTTTCAAACATGCAAGTTTTATTAATAATTTACCTTTGTTCAAATTACAGGAGTAACATTTACCCTTTTACTTGATAGTATAAAATAATTTTAATACTGTTTGTACATATTAATTTTATTCTTAACTTTGCTTCAGTTTAATATTTAATCCTTCCTTTATATGTTAATAGAGTTTGATACAGTAAGGAGTTCTTCTCAAGAAGCTCATGAAAGAATGTTATTAGAAGAAACATCAGGTATGGCATCTGTTCCATACTTTAGAGAACAAGATTATAAAACACAGATTACAATAGATATGGATAAGGTAGTTGACTTTACAGGTGGTAGAGTTGACTTTAATGATACTACTTATGAATGTGTTTATGTATATGATAAACATGGTACAATGTCATGTAATCTTTTAATTAGTTATCAAGATTTTAAAACTGCATTTCAAAATGCAACAGGAAAGAAAATATATAGATTTGAAGAAATATGAAAATACTAATGTTAGTTTTGGCAACTTGTGCAATTTTTGCACTAGCCACAGAATGTAAATCAACAGAGAACAGAAAGGAACAAAAAATTAAAACAAATGATAAAGCCGATACAGAAAGCCTTAAATGGTCTCTCAAGTCATGAGTACTATGTTAAGCATCTGGAAATATTAAATCCTATTTTACCAGTACAGTTAACTAATAAGGAAATAGAAGTCCTTGCTGGGTTTATGTCTTTAAAAGGAGATTTAGTAGAAACAGATAGATTTGGTACACAAGCAAGAAAAATAATCAGACAGAAATTATCCATGTCTCCTGGTGGTTTAGGTAATCACCTTAAAGAGTTAAAGAGAAAGTCTGCTATTTATAATAAAGATGGTGTACTTACTATTAGGGATTTTTTAATACCTCATCCTAAGATGCAGGGTTATCAATTTAAAATAGTAAAGAAAGATTAAGATGAGAAAGCTAGACTCAGACATAGCAATAAAGCAGTATTACGATAAAGTTAAACATTTATATCCTCATGTTGAATTTGAAGAGTTCAGACAATGTTGTAAATCTCCATTTGAATATACTAAAGAGCAAATGAGTAGTGGAGAGTTACCAACTATCAGATTAAAATACTTTGGTACGTTTTTAGTATATCCAAAAAGAGCTGAAGCATTGTTACGAAGGTTAAAAGAGAGATTCCGATTCCGTAAGGTTAGAAAGGAATATTTTTTCCGTATGAGAGATATGTTAGAAAATTTTTTACAAAATCATGAAAGCAAAAGTTAATTTAGAAAATATTTGGGCATACATCCAGGGGAATATTAGATATAGGTTATGGTATTCACCATTTAAGTTTTTGATACCTAAACATATTAGGCAACAAATAGCATGGCGAATTACTATCATGGATAAGGAATGTTATGATAATGGAGTTTGTAAATTGTGTGGTTGTGAAACTACTGCTTTACAAATGGCAAACAAAAAGTGTGATAAACCTTGTTATCCTGAAATGCATAGTGAAAGAATATGGTATGCAGTTAAACCATTATATGATATTCTTTGGAGAAAAGATAGAGATTTATTTTATATAGTTATTAAAAAAGATTAAAGATGAATTATTTTAAGAACTTAATATTTCGTATAGGTGAAGTATCTGTAGGTGAAAAAGTAAGAGCAACATTCAAACTTAAAGATGATGCACCTGATATAATTGATATGAGAGCATCTTGCTCATGTACCTCACCAACATATAATAAGGAATCAAATGAAGTATCATCAATACTTACTGTTCCTAAGTTTTCAAAACATATAAAAGGTAGTACTCAAAAAATTCAAAAGAGTATCCTTGTTAATTTTAAAGATGGAAGTCAAAATGTGCTTTATATTAAAGGAACAAAAATTAGATAAGACTATGGAATTTGCAGTAGTGGTAGGACATACCAAATTAAGACCAGGTGCTTGTTCACCATATGATATACAATGTGAGTGGGCATTTAATAAGAATATAGCTGAACAATTATCAGATGTAGCTGACATATATTATTATGACAGTTATAATATGGGTTATAAAGCTATGGTAAAAAGAAATGCTAAAAAAATGAATAAGAAAGACTACAAATTAGTAGTTGAACTTCATTATAATGCAGCTTCACCTTCAGCTAATGGAGCAGAAGCTCTTTATTATTTTAGAAATAAAAAGACCAAGAAATTAGCTAAGATGTTTACTGAAGCCTATGTATCATGGTTTGGTGGAAGAGATAGAGGTGCTAAAGCATTAGTAAGTAAGAGAGACAGAGGTTTTTGGGCAGTATATTATCCAACAGCACCAACACTTATTCTTGAACCTTTCTTTGGAACTAATAAAGCAGATGTTCAAAGATTTTTAGATGTTGGAGCTGAGAAATATATTGAAATTATTAAAGAACTATTTAATCAAGCATAATGAGTGTATTATTTAAAGTAGAAGGTAAGGCAGTTATTCCTCACACAGAGACATTATTAATTGACCCATTCAATAAGATATGGGAAAGAGATACTACACCAGATAAAGTAGTAGCTATGGATGAGTTTAAATATATTGAATTTACAAGGTCAATGTTAAGAACCAATCCTTTTGGTGGTTATGCTGAAAGTATTAAAGAAGAAAAGATTATAGAACAATGTGTTCACATGGAAGATTGGCAACCTGATGAACTTGTACTAGCAGGACAAAGATGGATGGTAGAATTTCAGACCAATGCATCTGAGACCTATACTTATTATATGGCTGCTAAAAGAGGTGCAGAAGAAATGAAAACTTTCTTTTTAAACTTTAGTATGAATGAAGTCAATATGAAAACAGGTAATCCAGTTTATAAACCTGCTGATATAACCAGAGCATTAAAGGATACCAATGATGTACTGCAAAGATTAGATTCAATGAAAAAGAAAGTAGAAGAAGAAATATTTGAAGTTACTAAAAAGAGAGGTCAAAAAACAATTTCACCTTTTGCAAAAGTATAATATATGATAGAGTTAACAGGTGATACTTATGACCCAAGTCTTTAAAGAAGAAGGTTTGAGATTCATGAAACATGGGTATTATTGTGCTGACCCTAGACTTTCACCAGATTGGTTTGAGTATTGGACTGAACAAAGAAGAAGATGTATTGAGGGTTATGAAGTAGCAGGTTGTAAGATTACAGGTGAACATTATTTTTATCTTAACTTTTGTCCTATTCAAAGAGTAGAAGATACTCAAAAATCTACATCTAAAAAAATTAAAGGTTTTCCTGATTTCTGGGATGGTGATTACAATTATTTTTGGTCCAGGGAAATAGCTAGAAATGGTATAATGAAAGGTCTAGGTTTAGATGATGATGAGCAAGATGTTGTGATTCACATGGAAACCAAAGAACAAGCTCTGAAACTTAAAACATACTTAGAATCATTATATCTTGAAGTAAAGATTCTTCCAAATGCTCTTCTTGGTGGTTATGATATTATTGTAGGTAAATCAAGACGTAAAGGTTATTCTTATAAAAACGCAGCAGTAGCAGCTTGTAATTTTTTCCATAGACCTAATTCATATACTATGTTTATGGCTTATGAGAAAAAGTATCTATATCCAAAGGGTATATTTAATATGACCCAAGATTACATCAACTTTATCAATGAAAATACAGCATGGGCAATGCCTTCAGATGTAGTAAATAAACAAGACCATATTAGAGCATCTTATATTGAATACAAAGATGGTATCAAATTAGAGAAAGGATTTAAGTCAGAAATACAAGCTATTACATTTAAGGATAATCCTGATGCAGGTAGGGGAAAAGACTGTTGGGATATTATTGGTGAAGAGGTAGGTGCTTGGGGTGTACCAGGTGGATTAAAAGCTACACACTCAGCTATGCAACCATCTGTAACAGCAGGTAGTATTAAGACAGGTATGCAAACTTATTTTGGTACTTCAGGTGATATTGAAAGTGGTACTGTTGATTTTGCAGATATGCATGGAAGACCTGAAGCATTTGGTTTCTTACCATTCTATGATGTATGGGGAGAAAATAAACAGAAAGTAGAAGGTTTCTTTCATCCTGTACAATGGAATATGGAAGGTCATTATGATGAACAAGGTAATTCAGACCTTGAATCTGCAAAACAAGCAGAGTTAAATCATAGACAAAAACTTATAGATAATGGTGCAACATCTGGTGAGATTCAAGCAAGAATGCAAGAGCATCCTACAAATTCAGCAGAAGCATTTGCTATCATCTCTACCAATAACTTTCCTGTTGTAGAACTCAAAGCTCAATTAGAAAGAGTAAAAGCAGAAAAACTACAACTCAAAAAAGGTATGCCAGTTACTCTTTATTATGATAGTAAAGATGGTGGAAAGTGTAAAGCTAAACCTATTTTAGATGGTTCTGCCAATCCTATTATCAGTTTAAAAGATGTACCTTTAGATAAGAAAGGTTGTGTAATGATGTATGAACAACCTGTTATTAATGCACCAAGAGGTTTATACAAAATAGGATATGACCCTATTAGACAAGATGATGGTAGTTCTTTGGCAGCAATTGTTGTTTATAAAGGAGTTCATATAGGAACACAATATCATAGTATTGTAGTAGCTGAATATATAGGTAGAAAAGAATCACCTGATGATATTGATAGAGTAGCTGAAATGTTAGCTGACTTGTACAATACTACTATCATGCATGAAAATGAAGTAACAGGTGTTAAGAATTATTTCAGAAGAATCAAAAGATTAGGTCTTCTTGCTGCTCAACCTGATATGGTTATTTCTAAAAACATAAAAGGTTCAAGAGTTGCTAGAGTCTATGGATGTCACATGACACCACAATTAAAAGATGCAGGTGAAAGATATGTAAAAGAATGGTTATTGACTGTACTTGATTATGATGAAAATGGTAATCCAATAAGAGTAATAGACAGAATTTATTCTATTAGGTTACTTGAAGAACTTATTTCTTATGATAGAAAAGGTAACTTTGATATGTGTTCTGCACTCTTTATGTGTATGTTCCAAGTACAAGAAGAAGCATTAGATAAAAAGTATGATAGTAATAGCCAAAATCAATCTGCAAAAAAACTTGTAGGAATGATTGATAAAATGTATGGTGGAAAGGGTAATGGATTATCCAAAAGTTTTTAATATATTTGTAACCAATGAACTGTTCAAAAACAGGTATGGGTGGTATTTCTGAGTATCGAAGAAAAAAAGTCAATTATGAGTTATGTAATAACTTACTCAATTTAAAAGACTTTGAATATGTATGTCAACCATTTGGTGCTGAAGCAGGTGAGCTTCCAGCTAAGATGGTCAATAGGGATATTATATCACCAGGTATAAAGGCTATGATTGGTATGGAAATGAAAAGACCATTTCAATACAAAGCTGTAGCTACTAATAGAGAAGCCACTACTAGAAGAGAAGAAGAAGGTACTAACAGGATAAGAGAATATGTTATTGCAGAAATTGTCAGACCTATTAGACAAAAAATACAATTAAAGTATCAAGAACAACTTAAAGGTCAGAAACTGAGTGAACAGGAAATGGCTGATATTCAGAAACAGATAGAAGAAGAAATCTATGCTGAAACACCTGACAGAGTTCAAAGATATATGGAAAGGGAACACCAAGACCCTGCTGAAGTTCTTGCTCATCAAACTTTAGAGTATATCACCAGAGAACAAGATATGCAAAGAAAGTTCAATAAGGGATGGGAACATGCCATGAAATCTGCTTATGAAGTTTATTGGGTAGGTATTCTAAATGGTAAACCACAATTTAGATGGATAAATCCTTTAAGGTTTAATCATGATAAATCACCTGACCTTGAGTTCATTGAAGATGGTGAATGGGCAACATGTGAATACAGAATGATGCCTTCTGAAGTTGTTAGACATTTTCACAAAGAATTAACCAAAGACCAAATAAACTCTATCTATAATGAATACTCATATTATACTGAGAATGATTATATAGATAGACTCTTTGATTTTTCAAGAAGTAATCAAGAACTTGAAGATGAAGGAAATACAGTAAGAGTATTACATGTTACATGGAAAGCTCTTAGAAAACTAGGATTCTTGACCTATATAGATAAGGAAACAGGACAAGAAGAAATGATGATTGTAAGTGAAGACTACAGACTTAACTTTGATAATGGGGATGTTTCTTTAGAATGGGAATGGATTCCTGAAGTATATGAAGGTTGGAAAATAGGTGCAGATATTTATTGTGGTATGCAACCTGTACCAGGACAGTTCAAAGACATGAACAATCTTTATAAATCTAAACTTCCTTATATGGGTGCTGTTCATGATAATATGAATGCACAACCTACATCATTGGTTGATAGAATGAAAGTATATCAGTACTATTATAATATTGTAATGTACAGATTAGAACTTCTTCTTGCTAGTGATAAAGGTAAAAAGGTACTTATGAACATCAATGCTATTCCTGAATCAGCAGGTATTGATATTGAGAAGTGGCAATACTTCTTTGAATCAACACCATTTATGTGGTACAATCCAGATGAAGAAGGTGTAGGATACAATGATGTTAATACTATGGCTAAACAGATAGATTTATCTTTAGCATCAGATATTGGAAAATACATTGAGTTTGCAGAATATCTAAGACAGAAATGTGGAGAGTCAGTTGGATTACCAGATACAGTACTTGGTCAAATTTCACCATCTGCTGAAGTAGGTAATACTAAACAACAGATTGTACAGACATCACACATCTTAGAACCATATTTTGACCTGCATAACCATGTTAAGAAAAATGTACTTGAAGCTATGTATGAAGTCACTAAGACAGCATGGATAGAAAATCCACCAGGTACAATTGATTATGTCCTTGATGATATGTCAAGACATTCCCTGTTTGTAGATATAGGACTATTGGAAAGTTCTACTATAGGTATATTTGTTTCTAACTCTGCTAAATCAGAAGAAACTAAAGACCTTATTAGACAACTTGCTCATGCTGCTATGCAAAATCAAATGGCTGAATTGTCAGATGTAATTGCAGTAGTTAGACAAGAAGGAACTCAAGAAGCTGAAGAAACACTTAAAGCTGCTGAAACCAAGAAGAAAAAAGAATTACAAGCAGAAAATGAAGCTGAAAGAAATAACAGGCTTCAAGTTGCAAGAGAAGCTAGAGAATGGGAGAAAGAAAAAATGGATAAAGAACATCAGAATACTCTTGAAGAAATTAAACTTAAAGGTGGCTTTGACTTACAGAAACAAGCTATGTTATCTATTGGGTTTAATGAAGATAAAGATATGGATAATGATGGTACACCAGATGTTCTTGAAATCTATAAAAATGCAGTAGATGCTGACCTTCAAAATAGAAAGCAAAAACTAGAAGAAGATAAGTTCCAAGAAGAAAGAGAACAGTTCAGAATTAATGATAAAAGGAAAAAAGAAGAGTTAGCTATCAAGAAAAAAGAAGCAAAAAGCAAGGCTAAAACAGGAAATAATTAAAAAAAGCTATTACACACAAATCGAAATATTTTAAGTTTAAAACTTGAATTATATTAATATTTAATCTTAAATTTGTCACACAATGAGTGAAGAAACTAAAACATTAGAAAATTTTGAAGGATTTGAAAATGCTTCAGAAATAGACTTCTTTGGAGAAACTGGTGGTACTGATGATGTATCAGTAGAAAAAGTTGTAGAAGAAGTAAAGAAAGATGACCTTAATCCTAAAGCAGAAGAAGTCGATATAGATTTTTTTGGTGAAGGTAATGAAGGTAGTCAAACTGTAGATGTAGAAGATACTGAAGGTTTAGAAGCTATTACAAATGAAGATAGTGAAGAAGAGGAAGAAGAAACTGTTCAAGCAGGTACTAATCTTTCAACTTTAAATTATCTTAAAGAAAAAGGTCTTGTAGATTTTGAATTAGAAGAAGATGAAGAACTAACTGAAGAAAAAGCTGAAGCTATTCTTGAAGATAGTTATGAAGATTCTGTTGAAAGCAGAGTTTCAGAAATCATGCAAGAGTTACCTGATGAAGTTAAAAATATTGTCAAGTACAGTATGAATGGTGGAGATATAGGAAACCTATTATCTACTATGGCTTCACAACCAACAGCTAAGATTACTAAGGACCTTGACTTGGAAGATGAAGCTAATCAAGTATTAGTAGTATCTAAAGCAAGACAAGCTATGGGAGAAGATAGTGAAACTATTGATACTTATATTGATTTCTTAAAAGAATCAGGAAAGTTGAAAAGTGTTTCTGAAAAAGAGAAAACAAAAATAATTTCAGCTCAAGAAAAACTAGCAAGTCAAAAAGCTCAAGAACAAGCTGAAGCTAAAAGACAAGCTAAAGAGAACCATAGAAAGTTCAAAAATGAAATAACAAGTTTTGTTCTGGAAACAGAAAAGATAGGTGATTTACCTCTTACTAAACAAGATAAGAAATCATTACCTACTTTTATATCTGATAGAAATAAACAACTAGAAGATGGTAGAACAGTAACAGGACTTCAAGAAGCATTATACAATGCTTTAAACGATAAAGAGAAAACAATCCAACTTGCAAAAATCTTGCAGAGTGATTTTGATTTCTCATCTATAAAGAAGGCAGGTAAAACGGAGACAGCAAGAGAAGTAAAAAGAGACTTAACAAGGTCTAAAAACAATTCAGTTAAAACAGGTTCAAAAAAAGTAAAAAGAACTTCATTAGCTGATTTCTTTTAATTATTAAACTATATGTAAATTATGGCGACACTTGGTAGTAAATTAATTACTAAACAAATGGAATGGAATGCTAACATGACAGAGCAATCCCACTTAGGTCGTGCCTTAATTGCAAAGCCTACAAAGTTGGTTGAAAAAATGGACCAACTTTTCTCTGCAAGTAATTACTACTCCGACAACCCAATGTCTTCAATGTTGATGGGCAACTTGAAAACTGACAAGACTATTGGAACAACTGAATGGGAGTGGGATTTAAAAGGTGCAAATACTAGACCTCTAGTAGTGGTTGAAAATGTTGAACCAGCATCCAATGTAACTCCTGGTAAATTTAAGCAGGAGTTTAGAATCAAGTTGGACAAAGACTGGTATTTACCAGGTGATACAATTCACCCAGGTACTGCTAGTAAGAAGAACCAATGTAGAATACAAAGAATTGTATCTAAACATGCAGAAGGAACAATCTATGCAGTTAGGTTAAAGTCTGATGACCCTAATGCTTTCTTAAACCCTAAATTCCTTAAACCAGGACAACAATGGGGTAAATTATTCTCAGAATATGAGGAAGCAGCAGAGCAATCAGGTAGTACTCAATTCAGTTTACCTATCTCTCTTCGTAACAGAATGGGTAAATTCAGAAAAGAGTATAAGATTACTGATTATGCTTCAACAGAAGTATTAGCAGTTGCTATACCTGATACTAAAGGCAAATACCATACTTCATGGATGCGTTATGCTGATGTTGAATATTGGATGCAATGGTATCGTGAACTTGAAAGAGGGTACTGGTATAATCGAAGTACAGACTCTATTATGGGTGCAAATGGAAGACCTGTAAGGAACTTCCCTGGTATCCAAGAGCAACTTGAGGATTCTCATATCCACAGGTACACTCACTTGACAGCTAAACTTATTGAGGAATATCTTATGGATATTTTCTACTCAAGAGTTAAGCCAGGTAGAGGAAGACAGATTAAGGCTTTTACAGGTGAATTTGGAATGTTACAATTCCACAGAGCTATCCAAGATTGGGCAAATGCTTCAGGATTCGTTAAGAATATTGAAATGTTCTCAAACAAGGTAAGTTCAGAAGTTCATACTAATGCTCAAGAGATAGGTTTCCAATATGTTAAGTACAACATGGCAAATGGTAGTTCATTAGAACTTATTCATAACCCATTGTATGATGACAGAGAGGTGAACTTTGAAATTGACGAAGTTACTGGATTCCCTGTAGAATCTCAACGTTTCACTTTCCTTGACTTCTCTGGTGAAGCAGGTAAATCTAATATTCAGTTAATGAATAAAAAAGATGGATTTGCATTTACTTATGTAGAAGGTCTTTATGGTCCTTATGGTCCTAAGAAAGGTGGAAGTTCAGCACACTCTGGTTCATACTATGAGATGCATGTTGAGAAGTCTTGTGGTGTTCACATTCATGACATTACAAAATGTGGTGAGTTAATATTGTCGAGAAACTAAATTTCACTATATTTGTAGAGAGGATTAATTTCCTCTCTACATTTATTATTAATTAAATTATAAAAGGTATGTTAGTCGAAGTAAGACCAATTGAAGTAAAAAGGTGGCATGGTAAAAAAGGAGCTGAGAGCTTTACCAGACCAAAAAAAATTCAGGCTCTAGTTGATGCTGAAAAAATGCAATATGCAACAGGTTTAACAGAAGAAGACATTAAAAAATTAGAAGAACAAGGTGTTAAGTATGATTTATCTGCTCACTTTGATAGTAAGAAGCCACACCCATTTTGGGATTCTAATATGGCTCAAATCAAATTAGAGAACAACACAATGTTTTTCAACACAAATAACACACTTGATTTTATCAAGGTGAAAGTAATGAAGGCTAGTAAATATGTAGCCAATTCCATGAGAGAATTTGAAGAAGGTAAATTTCCTGAAGCAACTCATGTAATCTTTGATGAAAGTGAAGAAGCACAAATTAAAGCAAGTAAAGTAGCATTACATAACAAAGCTGTAATTGAGTGTTCTAAACTAACCAAGGATAAGAAGGTACAATTAGTTATGATTCTTAAAGGCAAGAACTTAAAAAATCAATCAGATGATTTTGTAACTGTTGCCATTAATGATTTAATTAATGAAGACCCACAAGAATTATTAAGACAAATAGGATTAGATGCTCAGGATGTTGCTACACATGCCTTAGTATTAGAAGCATTACAGAAGAATGTTTTAAAGAAAGAAGGTCATAAGATTTTCTATTTTGATTCTTTATTAGGTAATGACATGTATGATGTTATAGATTACTTATTAGATGAAGCAAATCAAAGTTTGAAACTAAGAATAATGGAAGCTGTAAATGAATAATCATGACAGTAAGAGACATGCATTATGATGTCAAAAAGAAGCTAAATAAAATTGACAGTCAACAATACAGGAATCTTAGAGTTCCTGAAGTTGACTGGTCATTAAATGAAGCTGCTGAACTTTTTGTCAAAATGATAGCAGAACCTAGATTGAGAAATCATTTAGGTTTTGAGACATCACAAAGAACTATTGATGATATAAGAACCATTGTAGTTAATAGAGATGGAACAAGTCCAATTCCTGTTGTAAACAATATAGCTGATATACCAGAAGATTATTGGCACTATCTTAAAGGTAGAGTAGTAATGGAAAAAAGTAACTGTAACAAAGTTATGGGAACTATGGTAGTCAGACAACATGATGACACTTTTGAATTTGACCCATTTTCAAAGTCATCATTTGAATGGAAAACAGTTAACGCTGTGTTTTTTCAAGATGGTATAAAATTTTATACTGATGAGAGTTTTTTAGTAAATGAGCTTTATCTCAGTTACATCAGACAAATGGAGTATATACATAATGCACAAGATTTTGGTGCAGGAACATATACTCTTCCAGGTGGAGATAGTTTAAGTGGTTCACAAGATTGTGAACTTCCAGAACAAACACACAGGGAAATTGTAGATATAGCTGTTCTAATTTTAACTGGTGAATTAAAAGATATGAATGGATACCAATTAAGAATGGAAAAGCTCAAGTTAAATCAATTTTAAATTTATAAGTTATGAGTAGAGTAAATGCTCCACAAAGTGTTTTAGTATCATCTGGAAATCAAGCAGTATTAGCTGCTGGTAGTACTGTTGATGCTCTAGCACCAGGACAAATTGGATTCTTTGACAACAACACAAAGTTGTCAATTGGACCAGCTTCAAATGTAAGGGATTTTTTCATTGCAGTTGGAGTTGACAGAACTGGAAGTGCTACCTTAGAAGATATTAAAACTTCAGCAGGGCAGTATATTCAGACAAAAAATGTAGAAGCTATCTCCTTTAGAGAACACTCAGCAGCACAACCTATGGTTGCAGTTGTAGGTGATTATCAAGGAGCATGTGAAACAGATTTTGCTTTTAGAGTAGAGTTTCGTAATCAAGAGATTTACAGAACTATTGGTAATGTACAGTTTCAAAAGACTTTTGCCTTCAGAACAGATTGCTGTGATGAATGTGCTGGGTGTCCATCAGGTGATGCTAATGAGATAACTCAGAAGCTAATAGCAGCTATTGAAGCTGATGCAGATGGTCTTTTAGTAGCAGCTCCTGTTGCAAGACAGGCAGTTACTATAGCAACTCATAGTACAAGTGCAGATTATGCAGAAGGTGCTGTGATGACTTTAGCTGATGTTCAAGCATTGCTTGATTTCAATGAAGCTGAAGCTGATGAAACACTTCATGTGTTCTCTGATGTTCAGATTACAAGTGTACCTTTAGCTGTAAATCAGTATTGTACTGTTAACTTGAAGTACTTTAACCCTAGACAAACAATCTTAGTACCTTCATTGGTAGAAGGATTCTCTTGCTCTGGTTCAGTTACTGTAACTCAAGATGCAGCTTTTGAAGAAGGTAATGGATATGATGTAGCTCAGAAAGAGTTCCATGCTTCTGGAAACAGTCAAAATTCTCCTTATGTATTATCAGATGCCACAGGTGTTCCAACCACTATTGAGGTGTTTGCTGATAAAACTGAGAAGTATGACCAATTCTGGATTCAATATGACTTGTCTTCTAAGGCAGGTTGGGGAGAATATCTAAACAACCTTGACACTCTTATAGCTGTTCCTAATGGAGATACAGTTACAAGAAATGCTGTTGCAGGTGTATTAGATGCATTATTTAGTGGTAACACACTAGGTTTTGATGCATTATCTGATGATGTTGCTGCTGCTAACACAGGTGATTCTGTTGTTAGTCCAACACAGGATATTGATGACGAAAGCCTTGATGGTATAGCATAATAACCCAGAAAAAGGGAGATTAATTTCTCCCTTTTTTTAATCTTAATCTTAATAATCATGCCATATACTATTAAAAATATTCAAGATGAGTATTTCATAGAAAATACAGGAGTAGCTGACATCACTTATGTTGTTAAGAAATCTGATAATTGTGTCAATTATAATACTATATATGATGGTACAATAACTCCTTTAGATGACCCATTACAACTTTCTTTTCTTGGTGATGGTGAATATCTAGTAGAAATTACAGATGATGGTGTAACTACTACACATACTATAAAATATTACTTACAACTTCAAACAATATTACTTGAAGATTTAAAAACTGTATTATGTGGATGTGATAATTGTGATGACAATGTATATGAAAATTGTAATTGTGATTTATACATATCTACTAAAAACAAAATGGATGTTTTTAAAAGATTACTTTCTCCACAATTTAATGCTTTCTTTTCTATAATTAACAATCAAGTTAAATGTATAGTTGAAAAAGAAGTTTATTGTGATATAGGAAATGAAATATATAATGGTGATACAAAATTTAATGATAAATTATTTAAAATATTGCTATCTTTAGATTATCTTGCAATATATTTCTTTGAAAAAGAATCATACTGTTTACAAGCAGATTTATGCTATGTTGAAAGTAAATTTAAAACAACAGAAATATTCTGTTGTATAGAAGAATTAGGAATTGATATAAACGAAATAAAAACCTTAATAGATGAAACAATGGGAACTTTAACAATAACAAGTGCTGCTTATGTCAATCAGCCACCTTCAACAGTAGGTGATAATACAATTAATGTTGCAAATAGAGCTTCTACAGTTCTTACATTAGCAATGTTTACATCAGGTACAACACCACCTTATAGTGACCCAGAAGGAGACCCTGCTGATGCTGTTAGAATAGATACTTTACCCCCAGATGGTGAATTACTATTAAATGGTGTTCCAGTAACTCCTGGACAAATTATTGATGCTGCTGATATTAATGCGAATTTATTAGTGTTTAACTCACCTAACCAAGACCCTCTTGATGCAGATGCAATTACATTCTCAGTAAGAGATTCAGGTTCAGGACAATTCACATCATAATGAATAAAACAATAGAATGGTTAATAAGACAAGTTAATGACCTATTAGATGGATGTTGTGGATGTAACAATTCTACAAGTAGTTTACCTATGTATGTAAAATGGGGAAGACAATCAGAAAGTGAAACAGCAGCAGGTATTGAAACAACAAGAGATTTTCAAATAACTTCTTCAGGACTTACTACTTTTAATGGTACTTGTGATTTATTAAAAATTACATTTCCTACTGAAGTATGGAATGAAATTCAAGATAAACAACCTACATTACTACTTGATAGATACAGAGGTAAAAGTATGGTAAAAGCTATATCACCTTCTTATAGAAAAGCTGGTTATAGACATGAACCTCAAATACAAGCTGAAGCTAATGGAAGAAATAGTGAAGTTCTTTTAACAGAAAATGGTGATTTTGCAGATTTTCAAATGGAAAATTATTTCATTTTAGATAATCTTGATAGAGTAAGAGCTAAAGGATTTGCTAGAGAAAGAAGTCAAACTAGGAATAGTAGAGGTGGTGGTGTTGTTATTGATTCACCAGGTGCATTTATTAATTTTGGTTTAAGACTTAGATTAACAGATGGTACTGATGTAGTTGAAACAAATTATCTTGGATATTTTAAAGCAGTATTTCATTATGTAAGAAATAATCCAGCAACACCAGTAAATATAACATATAGACCTATATAAGGTATGAAGAAACTCTAGGATACAGCATAAAAGACCTGCAAAGGACTAAGCCTAAGTGACCTGAAAAGGATACAGCGTAAGTGACCTAGAACAAGAAGTTTTTTAAAAATAATTAAAACAATACATAACAATATGAGAGGTAATAAAAATCCAGTAGATGTAATCAAAAGGATACTTCATAAAACAAATAGAATACTTAATGAATGTGACTTTTGTTCAGGTAGTAGTGGATTAACACTTAAATCATTTCAATATAATGATTTAGTTGACCCATGTGTTCCATTTGCTGCTGAAACATTTGAATCAACATTATATCATAATGGAGCAAATGATTTACCAGTATTAGGTGATACTATATATCTTGATGCAGAAGGTACAGAAGTTGCTGCTCTTACTAATGGTGTTATTGAAAATGGTTTAGAACCTTATGGATTTGATACAGACTCAGAAGGTGTATCAGTAGTATTTACATGTAGATAAAAAAAATAATTATGAGTAGAATATTAAATACTATAGAAAGAAAATTAGATGCTATACTTAAAAAATGTAAGTGTAATAACGTATCACCAATTCCAGCTCCTAGTGGATTTGTAGCTTTTTTAAGTACTGCTTCTCCTGATATTGAAAGTGATGCATGTATTACTAGTCCTGCTGGTGGAACATATGATACAACTTATTATCATGATGGTACTGGTACAAATATTAATGGAGCAAATGTATATACAAATGAAGTAGGAACATTACCTATGCCAGATGGACTTTATAGTTATGAAGGTGAATTTTGGTTTCTTGTAACTTCTGGTGTTGCATCAACTGAATTTATATGTAAATAAAAACTAAGAATTATGCCAATATTTAATAATTTAAGAACAATGAATGACATAAGGAAATCAATTATTTCTTTATGGAAAAGACTTAATTCATTACAATCTTCAGTTGAAAATCGTAGTGGCTCTGAAACAGTAGATGCTTTTAATGATGTTACTAACAATGATGCTGCAATATATACACCTAACTATTATAATCTACCTATAGAGGGTGTTAACGGAGTTATAACAAATGATTACGTTTATGCAGGTGTAGGTAATGATTTTATTAAATGGAATGAATTAGAAGGTAGTACAATAATTCAATCAATAACAGGCACAGTAACCTCTTGGAGATGTGTTTTTGAAGATTCAAAAGGTAATATTTTCTTTTCTCCA